GGAGTAGGAGATGGACCTATCAATGATGTTAGAGATATTTTAAATTCTTTGTATCCAGCAGCAACGGAAAATACCGGAAAAGTAGCAAAGATACATACTACTTCATATGCTGGAGCATCAGCAACTTTGGCTGCTGGCGATATTAACTCTGCTATTAACTACAGTAGAATTGATGTTGACAGCAACGGAACACAAAACGAATCAGTTGTACAAGATTTTACTTTTGATTCAATTACAGGTGCAGTTACACTAGCACCTAATAGATATACAATGACATTCACATCAAACGGGACAGCATGGGAACATGATACAACAGTACTGTATACGTGATAAGGATAAATAATACTGTAACACTAGGGGTTAAGCACAAATGGCATATCAAATTGACAGATACAATAACACACTGTTAACCATAGTTGAAGATGGAACAATTGATCAGACAACTGATCTTAAATTTATCGGTAAAAACTATGCTGGTTACGGTGAGATACAAAACGAAAACTTTTTATACTTGCTAGAAAATTTTAGCGGCGCTAATCAACCACCAAGACCACTGAGTGGTCAAGTTTGGTTTGATAGCGGAACTAGCAAGATGAGATTTTATGATGGGGTGCAATGGCGCACTATCGGTGGTGCAGAGGTTTCAGAAACTGAACCAACTGGATTAGCAATTGGTGATTTATGGTGGGATTCTGTAAATGAGCAGTTGTATGCACTAGGTGCAAGCGGTTGGGTACTAATTGGCCCGCAAAACGCAGGCGAAGGTATTACCCAAATGCAAAGCCTGGAAGTTAGAGATAACGCAGATGCTACCCATATTATTATTGCAGCAACAATTGAAGACTCGATAATTTTCATTATTAGCCCCGATGAATTTGATCTAAGTACTACACATGCGCTGTCAGTTTCAGTAAGAAGCCAAGGTTTTGATAGAATCAAAAAAGGTACTACCTTAAAGTGGACTAAGGCAGCAGATAACGGTGTTACAAACAGTGCAGGCGAAGCAGGAAAAGATTTTTACTACTGGGGTACAGCATCTAATGCTGATAAACTAGGCGGCATTTCAGCAGCAAATTACTTAACATCTAGTTCACCTTCATTTAGTTCAGCAGTTGAATTTCCAGATGCTGGTATATTAATTGGTGACGATCAAGATTTACATATTAAAATCGAAGATGGCGATGATGCGGTAATCCAAAATGTTACTGGAACAAACAGTATTATTAAATTAAAAGCAACCAACGGCGCAGGTGCAATAACACATGCTCTTACTATTGATGCAACAGGTATTAAGGCTGCAAGCGATAATGCATTTGACATAGGTGCAAGCGGAACAGCGTTTAGAGATATGTATGCTTATAGTTTTGTAGGTGAAGCAACTAAAGCAGCAACCTTGCGTGTAGGTACAGATTTCCGTTCTGCAAGTGTAAGTGCATCTAATAATACTGTTGCTGTACGTGATGCGACAGGTAACCTAGCAGCAAACCTATTCCAAGGTACTGCTACTCAAGCACGTTATGCTGACTTAGCAGAAAAATACACAACAGATGAAGAATATCCAGTTGGTACTGTAATGGCTGTTTGCGAACATGGCGAACACGAAACAGAAAGTGCCGGAGTAGGAAGCCATGCAATTGGTGTCATTAGTGACAAACCGGCTTATTTAATGAACTCAGAAGCCGAAGGTCAAGCAATAGCACTTAAAGGGCGTGTTCCTGTAAGAGTAAAAGGTACAGTAAACAAAGGCGAAGCAGTGTATGTAGATGCAGACGGCTGCGCCAGCACAGCAATCAATGGAGGATCGATTGTAGGTATTGCACTAGAGGCCAGTGACAAGCCAGAAGAAAAATTAATCGAGTGTGTACTCAAGGTATAAATAAGTACGTATATAATAAACACTCATAAGGAAGTAAAATGGCTATCATAGACTCAGCAAGGTTTAACAACCTGCAATCAAGAATTGAGCTTATTTTAGGTAATGGCGCCGGACAAAATGGGTACGGACAGACAGTTGCAAGTGCAAATGTTACTAGTGACGGAAGCGATGTTGTCGAAGCATCAGACCTAAATAACATCTATACTGATATGTTAAAAGCAAGGGTTCACCAAGTTGGACCAAATGATATCAGTATCGCAGAAGTAATCCAAAATTTAAACGTAGTTGCAGAAGATACTAGTTTCTTTGTCGACGATGACGGTAACGAAACAGCAGATCCGGACGGAACTAAAAAAGGCGTTGCTGATTTTGAAGACTTAATGTCATCTATTGAAACAGACAAGTTTATAGTTCATACAAGTCAAGCAACAGTTGAGCCTGCAATTAATAGCGTTAGAACAGCAAACTGGAACGGTTTAATTTATCACGAAGTTGCTGTAACATTTGTTGACGAAGACGCTAGAAGACATTTTTTTAACACAGGCGGTCAAATAAGATTTAATGCATCTAACACACTTGCTTCAACAGCAAAAGGATTAGACTGGGCTGCACTTTGTTCTGAAATTGGAACAGTTGTGTTCAACTATGATTCAACAATTTCAACAGGTGATGGTTCAGGTTCGGCTATCGGAAATTACGATCTAAACGGTTCTCTACAAATAATTTATCAAAAGGTAGGAGCTGGCACATACAGCGGTATCTATGCTGGTAACCTATATACTATTAAAGCAAGAATAGATACTAATAATAGAATTATTTTCCGTATTGAGTTTAATGACGTAGTAACAGATCCTGCTATTGACAACAATGTAGATGGAAGACTTGAAAGTACAGTACAACATTACCGAGCAATTGGTAGTTATGTAGAGGTTCCTGCACCTAGTTATTACAATGAACACACATTAGCGTAAATTTCTTCTTGCTCTTTTGTATCCTTTGTGTTATTATATACAAATAAATATCATGGAGAAGTGATTTATGGCTACAACTACACCAATTACGGCAGCCCGTTATAACACTCTTAGAGCCCTAACAAACAAGGTTCTAGGGTCTTCCGTTACGGCAACACCAGATTATGGCTATGGCCAGACGTTTAACACCACTGCTGTAACAGGTGATTATGACACAAATTTAGCACTTACAGACAAAGTTACAGCCCAGCAATACGAAGATCTATACATTGACTTGATAAGATTACGAGCCCATCAAATAGGAACCGGTTCCTTAACTGTTGATCCATTTGTTGTTGGTGATTATGATACAAATCTTAGTGCTACAGATAAAGTTGAACTTGCATACATGCAAGGTTTGGAAACACTAGCGTCAGACATTGAAACTGATCGATTTGAAATTGACACTGTTGGACAAGCACAAGTTGTTGATCTACAAGATAGTGGCGGCACACAAATTGAAAGTTCTAGACTAAATTCAGTTAGCGGCAACTGGAATGGCACAATTAACCATATTTTTACTTGTACGTTTACTTCTGCACAGCGTAGACGAGAATTTTTTAATGCAGGCGGACAGGTAAGATTTAGTGCTAGAGTTGTATACTCAGGAGCACAAGCAAAGACAGTTGATTGGCAGAACCAAATGTCTACTATGGGTGTTAACAGTTTTAAAGCCTATGAAACTATTAATAACAATTCTGTTGGTAGCGGCACTGCTAAAGGTAATTTTAATATTGGTACAACATACACACTTTGCTATACAAAGGCAGGCGGCGCAACGTATGCCAGAAACGATTATAGAATTTATGCTCAAAACGTAAGCACAACACAAATTAGATTCAAAGTTGAATTTAACGATAATGCTCCTAACAATACAACATGGGGTATTGATGAACCAGTTTTTGGTGATTTTTACAGCACTATTGAATTACTACAACCGGACGGTTCTGTTACAATTAACGGAACAGTATACGATTCAGTTGTTATTCCTACGGCTGCACTACCAGTTGGTGCAACAACAGCCGGTCTATAAAATTCTGGTTGACAGAATTTTTAACTTAGTATATACTAAAGAGACTAAAAGGAGTGACAAATGGACGAAAAACTTTCCAAGGCGTTACAGTTCGCTAACTACACAAGAACTTTTGAAGATCAGAGACGTCTTCTTAAAGAAAAATACTTTGACAGTTTAGTTTTTTATCATGCCGGTGGGCAGTTTACTATTGATAAAACGCTGTTGTCTTTTGTAGATCTTATTCTAAAAAAACAAACATCAGCAGTATTAATCGATGATAACGATAATCCAATTCAAGTTGACGATCTACAATCTTTTTACGATGATATCCTTAGTTTGTATTTTGAGTCAAGTAATAACTTTTTTACAAAAATTACTAACTTAAAAACTAAGAGATCTGTAGAAAAATTGGTGGATTATGACTAAAGGATATTTGTTAATTGCACACAACAATAGTGCAAACGATTACTTAAAACAAGCAGTACATTGTGCAGAAAGAATAAAACAATACTGCAAAGGTGCGTCAGTATCTATTATTACAAACAGCAAGTCTTATTTGAAAAAGAATTATGATCATAAAGTGTTTGATCATATTATTAATGCAAAAAAGATTTCTGGCTTACATGCTAATAATAGAATTATTTTTGACGGAGCACTTTCGAAAAAAACAGTTCAATGGAAAAATGCTGGCAGAGACCAGGCATATGAACTGACACCATACGATGAAACTATTCTTCTTGATACAGATTACATTTTTTCAAATAATAATTTAGATAATTGTTTTGGAAGTGTAAATGATATTATGATGTATAAAAAATCGCAATATCTTGGACATCAAGAAGTAAAAGAATTTAATCGTTGTGCAGATGCAAGTATTGACTTTTACTGGGCTACTGTTATATATTTTAGAAAAAGCGAAAAGGCCGAACGTTTGTTTGAGCTAGTAACCCATATTAGAGAAAATTGGTTTTACTATAATAATCTATATAATATGAACAGTCCTAATTTTAGAAACGATTATGCATTTAGTATTGCAATACACACACTAAACAGTATGTTGTCAAATGGAAATTATGTTGCTCAATTGCCGGGCAAGATGTATTATACTAAAGATCAAGATTTTCTTGAAAATATTAAAGATGATAAACTAACATTTTTAGTAGGAAAAAAAGATCACTTAGGCGAATACACAATGTTATCTTCTACCGGACTAAATGTACACGTTTTAAATAAAGCAAGTTTGGAGAGAGAAATTGGATAGAGGAATTGTATTAGTAGCTCAAAACAATGGAGAGCATGATTATGTAGAACAAGCAACAGCTCTAGCCATGAGTTTAAAGAAACATAACAACGTAAATGTTTCTATAATTACAGATGATTATGTTACTCCAAATCAGCGAGAATATTTTGATCAAGTGTTACCAATTAGTTGGGGAGACATGGCAGACGGCAAGACTTGGAAAATTGAAAACAGATGGAAAGTCTTTTATCAAACACCGTATAAAGAAACTATTGTTATGGATACTGATATGTTAGTTATGCGTAACATTGATCATTTATGGGATTTTTATTCTAATTATGATTTATTTTTTACAACTAGTCCAGTAACTTATCGAAATGAAAAATTAACTTCTCTCTATTACAGAGAAATTTTTGAAAAGAATAAATTGCCTAACATATATTCTGCATTATACTATTTTAAAAGAACTCCGTTTAGTCATAACTTCTTTTCTTTTTTAGAATGTGTTGTTAAAGATTTTGACAGTTTCCAAGAACTGTTGTGTCCTAATATGAAACAAGAAAGTCTAAGTATGGATGTCGCTATTGCTATGGCTATACAAGTAGCAGACATTGAAGACAAGGTTACAAATAAAAATTCTGATGTTTCTACTTTTGTGCATATGAAACCTTACGCACAAAACTGGCGTCAGCCTCGTTCGTCATGGCAACACACTGTTAATTCTTATTTTACAAACGATCTTGAGTTGTATGTTGGAAACTATAAACAAGAAGGTATCTTTCATTATACGGAAAAAGATTTTTTGGATAATGCAAATATTATAGATAAACTAGAGAGTTCTGAAGATGAGTGATTTACTTGACTTAATAAAACGTCTAAAGGTTGACAGCGAGCAATCTAATAAACATTATGTTTATTTTGATGAAGAAACATTAAAGATCCATAAAATTTCTCCTCGTAAAGAAGAAGGAGATATGACATTTTTTGAAACAGACACTTCTACTGTAGAACCTATTCTTAAAGGAATTTACGGGTTAGACAAATATTCAGCATACTACGATTTTAAAAATAAAAATTATAGTATTAAGCAAAACGAACAAGAAAGTTTTGCAAATGTAAATGTCTTAGAAGTAAAACCTAATAGCGGAACAACAGATTTAACTTTGGTACTAGGTGATAAAAGTATTAAGTTTGAACTTGATGAAAACTTAAAAGATCACGTTAAGAAAACTAGACAACATTTGTTTTTTGTATTGACCGAGAAAAATAATCCTTATAAAATCTATTCTAAGTTAAATTTTGATAGTAGTACCTTATGCAACGATACATTCGAACTTCAACATCAACTTTCAAAGAAACAACTTCGAAAAGGAGTAAGTATTTTTACAAATAAATTCTTTTCTTCTTATAAAAGGAAAATAGCAGTTAAATGAATACATTCCGTCCAGTTGATCATGATATCATCTATCTGTCCTACGATGAACCTAACGCAGAAAAAAACTATGCAGATTTGTGTTCAAAAGTTCCGTGGGCAAAACGTGTACATGGAATAAAAGGTTCAGATGCTGCACACAAGGCTTGTGCTGAAATGAGCGAAACTGATCATTTTATTACCATCGACGGTGATAACAGAATTAGAGACGGATTTTTAGACCAAGAAATTAAATTAGATGAAAATGATATTTTACAAAATTCAGTAATTAGTTGGTGTGGTCAAAATGTAATTAACGGATTAATATACGGCAACGGTGGGATTAAATGTTGGCCTAAAGAATATGTTCGACGAATGAGAACACATGAAAATGCAGATCCTGCTAATAAACAAGCACAAGTAGACTTTTGTTGGGACGCACATTATATACAACAAAATAGTTGTTTTAGTGATGTTTATAATAATGCTACTCCTCTTCAAGCATGGCGAGCTGGTTTTCGAGAAGGTGTAAAGTTAGCCCTTGATCGAGGAAAAAAATTAGAAAAAGAAGAGTTTGTAAGAAAAGCCCACTGGCGTTGCTTGCACATGTTATACATTTGGACAATGGTAGGTGCAGATGTTGAAAACGGACTATGGGCGATTTATGGTGCAAGACAAGGTTTGTTTATGACAATGTGTTCTGACTGGGATTACGTTAATGTTCGTGATTTTGAATATTTGAATGATATGTGGCAACATGAAAAAGAGAAAGAAGATGGACTGCTTATACAAATACAAGCATTAGGAAATGATCTAATTAATAATTTAGATATTCCTATTGATCCTAATCCTTTGTTGCCTAACCAGAGTAAGTTTTTTAAAACAGTTTACAATAATCCTACCCGTGATTTAACAAAGCTCATAGACATCGAAGAAGGTGCAAATGGATGAGCGAAAGTTCAAGACCCTACAGTAAACTTTCTGATGGTAGAACTGTAGATCCTTTGTTTGGTCCTATTTGGATCAAAGAAACAAAGGGCATGTCTGATAATAAAAAAGACTTAAAAGGAAGATACTGTCCTAAGTTGTTTACTTGGTTAGAAGTAGACATGTTTGGAAAAGCATGGCTATGTTGTCCTAGTTGGTTGCCGTATCCTATTGGAAATGTTTTAACAGATAGTTTAGAAGAAATGTGGAACGGTGAACGTGCAAAAGAATTGCGTAACCAAGTATTTACAGGAGATTGGAAATATTGTCAGCATGACTTTTGTCCTTCTATAGTGGCTGACTTATTACCTAATGTTAATGAAGATACTCCAAAAACTACTACTGCTGAATTACCTACTAGTATAAATTTTTCAAATGACGAGAGTTGCAATTTAAAATGTCCTAGTTGTCGTGTAGATAAACTATTGTATACTGAAGGTCCTCTATATGAAAGACGCAAAGAAGTAAACGATAAGTTATATGATATGCTTTTTTCTACGCCAACAGATAGAAATTTTAGTATTAATGTTACTGGTAGTGGCGATCCTTTTGCTAGTAAAATTTACAGAGATATGCTTTCTAAAATTGATGGAAAAGATTTTCCAAACTTAGAAGTAAATTTACAAACTAACGGAGTAATGTTTACACCTAAAAATTGGAATCGTATATCTAAGATTCATTCTAATTTAAGACGATGTGCTATAAGTTTTGATGCAGGTACAAAAGAAACTTACGAAAACAAAACTAGAGTTGGCGGCGATTGGGAATTACTTTTAGAAAACTGTAAATTTCTTGATAAACAAGTAGAACAAAATCCAAACTTTTATATGGTTTATGAGTTTGTAGTACAAGTAGATAACTACAAAGAAATGCGCCGTTATGTTCGTTTAGTTGATAACTTGTTTCCAAATGCTTCGAGTATTACGTTTAGCCTTGTTACCGACTGGGGTACGTGGCCTAAAGATGTTTATGAACAAAAGTGTATTTGGAAAAATACACATCCAGAATATTCTAATCTTTTAAAAGTATTACAGGACAATATTTTTAAACATCCTAAAGTAAGATTAGGAAATCTTACAAATATATGGAAAGAAGCAAATGGATTGGGATAAATCACCTCAAGAAATTTACGAGTCTACAAAGCACTATTGTCCTTTGTTATGGAATCATCTTCATGTTAATACGTTAGGAGATGTGCAACCGTGCTGCATGGCACCGTTCGGAACATCAATGGGTAATATAAACGAAAAGCCACTTGATGAAATATGGAACGGTAATGCAATGAAGAAGGCAAGGCGGCGTTTGTTAAAAGACTTGCCTCTTAATACTTGTGAAGGTTGCTATGACAAAGAACGAAGTAGTAACTGGAGTTTGCGAAAAGCAAGTATTGTAAAATATCACGATAGTGTAAAAGGTCTTTTAGAAACAACATATCCGGACGGTACAAGTTTAGATAGCAAACCAACTTATTTAGATATAAGATTTAGTAATATATGTAATATGCGTTGTCGTATGTGTGGACATTTTTCTAGCAGTAAATGGTTTAATGATGCTAAACGTTTAAGTAAGGAATTTGATAACCATCGTTATATTGGTAGCGATAGTAAGCATGCAATTATACACGCAGTAGATGATGTTGCTAAGTTGTTGTCTAGGTTAGACGAGTATTTGCCGCACGTACAAGAATTGTATTTTGCCGGCGGCGAACCAATGATAATGGAAGAACATTATCGTATACTTAAAAGATTAGAAGAATTAAAACTGTATAATACTTTTATTAGGTATAACACTAATTTCCTGCAATTATATTACAAAGATAAAGACATATTAGAATTATGGAAAAAATTTACAAATATACACTGTAGTATAAGTGTTGATACATATGGAGAACGTGCTGAAATTTTAAGACACGATACCGTTTGGTCAAAAATAGAAGAAAACATAGTACGTGTTAAAAAAGAAGTTCCACATGTTAGATTTAACATAACTCCGACAGTACAAATTTTAAATATTTTAACTATTACTGATTTACACAAAGATTGGTGTGAAAAAGGATGGGTAGGACCTAATGATTTATTTTTAAATATATTACATACTCCATCTTTTTACAATATAAAAGCATTGCCACATCATTTAAAATTAGAAGCAGAGAAAAAATTCAAAGATCATTTAAAATGGTTGAGTGAAAATTATGCAGATAATTTATTCAGCGTAACTAACACTATAAATAACTCTATAAGTTATATGATGGGAGAACAATTGAGCGAAGACCATTTAACAGAGTTTTGTAAACAAACTAGTCAACTAGACTATATACGGAAACAAGACAGTCATAAAACGTTTCCGGAGTTAGAATATATATGGAGCAACTATGATAAAAAAGATTAAGTTAGACTATGATTTTAGTGTGTTTTTAAATGCTGATTATAGTAAGCACTATGGTAGTTGCATTAGTTATCAAGTACGTGAACAAGAAGATATACACCAAAAAGTTGGCGGCTTTCCAAAAAGTTACCACGAAGATAATACACGTATACAGCAGTTATGGTTTGATGATGGAGATATAGATTATTCTTTGCTTGGCGAAAGATTAGGTATGGAAGTAATTACAGTTAGCTCTATTTTACAACCACCGGGTAATGTTATTACACTCCATAGAGATACATTTTTTCAAATTAATAAACAATATCCTAATGATACTAGAACAAAAGTACGTGCAAACGTATACTTAGAAGAATGGGCTCCTGGCCATTTAATTAATTATCAAGATGAAAATTTCGACTGGCAAACAAGTACGCACTGGAATCAAGGCGAAGGATTTATTTGGGATAGCCAACACTTGCATTTAAGCGGAAATGCAGGATTAGTTCCTAAGTATACACTACAAGTAAGTGGATTTTTAAATTAATTTTTTAAATCTTGCTTTTTTAAGTTCGGTTATCCAAAATCTTGGAGCCTGTTTTGAATAATATAAAATTAATTGTTGATTATGATCTAGCACTTCTTGCATTTCGTGCCACATCTTTTTACATTCTATATCATTCATAGAATCTATTTTTTTAATAACATTTATAATTTTATTAATATGAATTTTTATATTACCGTCTTTTGAAAAACTCTCATCCCACCATCTATCAAAAGTAATAAATCCTAATCTTTTAAGTTCTTCATAAAACCCTGGATTTGCACTACAAATAAAAGGCCTTCTAGCAAGCAAAGGCTTACAAATTTTTTCCGTTATGAATAAATCGTTATGGTATGGCCCTTCACGTTCGTTATACGTTTCGCAACTTATATCTATGAATGCTCTAGAATAGTGTGTTGGGTTAGGAAGCCAAAAATATTTTAAGAAATGATAATTTATATTATCTTCTTGGATAGGTTCTGGAAAGGTGTTTATTGGAAGTTTGTCATATAAACTTATTATTTTTTGTCTATCTTCTTCGTGATAATAACTTTTCCTATCATATCTAATTTGGTAATTTCGTTGATAGGTCATTATTTCGTTTATTTCATCAATGTGGTCTTTTATGTCGTCTGGTTTCGAAACTTTTAACCATACGTGATTTTGATTTATTTCTTCTAACAGTCTATTCAAGTACAGCCATCTTGCTGGTCGAAATCTTCCTGAATAACACAAAAATCTTCCCTGTTTAAAAAGTGGTGTTCTCTTTGACAATCGAACAATCTCATCTATATGATTGTGATCCATAGTGTGTGTTACAAATTGTAACCAGTGGCTTGTTCCTAAAAGTACTAGCCAGTCAGGAATTGAATATACAGAATTACTATACACTGTATCACTTCTAACACGCGAATCTAAAAACACAAATTTATTAGAAAATTTATACTGTTTTCTTTTTACAATTAAACTAGGAATTGTGACAAAGTCTCTTGAACTAATTGCCTTTGCTTCGTGCGGATCGTGAAATACTATGGCACAGTCTGGATGAGCATGCAAAAACTCCATAGTTCTGTCCGGCAAATGATTAAACGGACATAGATCCGGATGGGTTAAAACCTCATCGTCTCCTGCAACAATGCGTATAGGGAATATGTTGATGTCTCTGTCACTATAAGAGTTTTCATCTCTAGTTATAAATTTTATTTCAGTTTCGTTAGTAAAATTTTCCCAAGTGTGCCATACGGGATCGGATCGAAAACTGTATCGACCTATATCACGTTCTCCCTTAAAAGTGTCCATTTCCTTGATAACATTAAGCACACTGTGGTTTTTTAAACGTAACCATGGAAAATAATTAGACAAATGTCTATTTATGTGTGGATTAGGAAGATCATCTACGTACCATTGAACTACTCGTGTCATGCATTATATTTATATGCGTATATAATGACAGTTTTGACTTACTGGTAATTTTTCGCTTGACATATATGAAGATAGGCAGTACAATAATACTATGTTTGAAATAGTGTTTATATCGTATAAAGAGCCAAATGCAGAAGATAACTGGAATCGCCTGCGTTCAAGATTTCCGTTAGCAAAGCGAGTTAATGGAGTAAAGGGTATTAAGCATGCACACATCAAAGCCGCTGAAATGTGTTGGACAAAGATGTTTTGGGTAGTCGATGGTGATGCAGAAATTTTAGAAGATTTTGACTTCAGTTATAAACCTACCGAGTGGGATCTTGATACAGTACACGTTTGGCATGCTAAAAATCCTATTAACGATCTTGTGTATGGTTACGGAGGAGTAAAATTACTTCCTACTAAACTTACTAAATCTATGGATAGAACTGTAATTGATTTAGCAACTAGCATAAGTCCTAAATTTAAAGTTATAGAAGAAATATCAAATATTACAGCATTTAACACAGATCCGTTTAACACATGGAAAAGTGCATTTAGAGAGTGTGCTAAATTAAGCAGCAAAATTATTGTTAGACAAGAATCCGGAGAAACAGATGAAAGACTTAATACATGGACGACTGCTGGAGGAGATCGAGAGTTTGGTGAATATGCGATTCGAGGTGCTCTTGCTGGTATGGAGTTTGGCCTTTCTCGGAGGAATGATTTGGGGCTAATAAATGATTTCAAATGGCTTAAAGATCACTACAACAACACTATAAATAGAACTGATATGGAGAACAACAATGACTGATATTATTGGTAAAACAAGGACCATAGAGCCTATGAAACCTTGTGAACTGGCAGCAAAGACCTTAACAGCTCATCAGGCATCACTTGCTGAAAAGACAACACAATGGGTAAGAACAAACTATCCTGAACGAACAAAGGAATATGACAAGTGTACTAGAGATGTAGGACATTTGATCAAAACATTGGTTTATTGTTTAAACGACGGCACTTATGCTCCAATGGATCATCTTTCTCGTATGTTTTTCCATAGAGGACAACTACAACTTAAATCTTATCATGTAGAATTTCAGGCTTATGATTACTTGCTAGATGAGATTGATACTCTATTTGCACAAACTGAAGGGATTGAAGCAGGTGCTGTAGGTCGTTGTAGTACAGCAATCGAATTATTGAAGCGAGCAATGCGTGGAAGTGTAATAACAGAAAGAGATGAAATCCATGCTGGTATTACAGATTTTGAAACAAGAACAAAACATGTATTATATGGATGGGACGACGAACAAGAAGTAATGCGCAATATGCAACGTTGTCAGCGTAACTGGATGCATAGTGTACCGATTCCTAAAGATGCTGTAGATTATTTGTTGTGGACTGCTCAAAATGTTCCTTCTAAGCAGTATGAAGGATATTATGATGTTTATTATTCCACCGAAAGAAAAAGCATTGAAGGATTATATCAATATGCATGGGGAAGTACACACACTAGAAATCCTCCTGCATGTTGGCGTAATTCTCAAATGAATGCACCAATGTATATGATTTTTGTATGTAAGCAACCGTCAACAATGTATAATTGTAATAACGATGGAACCGACCAAGACCATTTCGGCGCATCTCGTTGGGAAAACTCAATTATTCAAGTTGGAATGGCAATGGGTCTAGTTATGAGAGCTGCTAACAAAATGGGACTGCGTACTGGACCTAATAAGATTGTTGACTTAGGACCTGATTATAACTATGAATGGGAAAAGAAATTAGGTATCTATGAAGAAGTTAAAGCCGGTAGACAAAAATTATACTACGGTTTAGGAATTGGAGTGGCAAATAGAAATCGTCCTCGTTGGGAGTCAGACGATTACGAATTGGCGCTAGGTGCATCAAATGGTCATAACATAACTGTGAAAAGCCCAGATGATCCAGATTGGGTTCCTGTTAATCATAAAGGTGATGAAAAACGCCGAGTAAAAATTATTGACATTAGAGACCATGCTGGAGAAACAATTCAAGATCATTATGGAAATATGCATCTAATTCCGGAGACACACGAAATTAAAATTAATACGCCAAAACGCCGAGATATTAAAGTTAAACGTTTCTAACATGTCAATACATACCGGAAAGGCACTTAATATTGATATTAGTACTAGGTGCGCACTAGAATGTCCTGCATGTCAGCGTACTATTTTTAGAAAGGCAGGAAAGCGTGTTCCTGGCAAAGATGTTACGTTGGCGCAATTTGATAAGATAAGCGATCACTTTGCTAATGGTGGCAGAATTAGTTTTTGTGGAACTTTTTCTGATCCAATATTTAATCCAAATTTTATTGATATGTTAAAGATGTGTCATAAAAAGCGGATTAGAGCAGAAGTACATACAGCAGCATCTCAAAAGCCGGAAAGATGGTATCAGGAAGCGTTTCTTGCAAATCCGGAAGCAAGTTGGTGGTTTGGAATTGACGGCCTTCCTGAGCAAAGTCATCAATATCGAATAAACCAGGATGGTGTAAAACTTTTTAATATCATGTTGCAAGCAAAGAAAAAAGTTAGAGAAGTTATTTGGCAATATCTTATTTTTGACTACAACAGACCTCAAATTAAAAAAGCAAAATTGATGGCAAGAAAATATGGAGTATCGATTTTGTTTATTAACACACTAAGAGATGGAAAAAGAAATGAAGGAAGAGCGAGTCGGCGCAAGACTCGGAAAGCCTCTACGGAGTAATAAAAAAATAAATCCTAAATGTCTACATGGTAGAGACTTAGGGTATGCAATCACCGGACATATGACTCCTTGTTGCTGGACAAATGTATCATGGAATGATACCTGGCTTTCCAAGTTTTTCACACCTGAAATGCATATTGATAATTTTGATACTATCGAAGATATTCTAAATTCTGAAGTTTGGGTTAATTTTTTTGAAATGTTAGAAAATGACAATACAAAGGCTCCTCTAATTTGTAAGCAGATGTGTAGTGGTGCTGTAGAAGACGATCCAGAAGCACTTGATAGTAGGTTGATAGAATGACAATTAATATTGTAGTTACGAGTAAACCAGTAGACGGATTATTATACTACAGTTATGAATACTGTTCTTATCTAAACTCTATTGGCGTAGATTCAAAAGTTATTATAGTATGTCATAGACACTATCCTAAAGAAGAATATATTAAATCTATCGATCAAAAATATATTCATTGTGAAAATATTATTTTTGATGATTTTATTCCAGAAGAGGATGACGTAACATTAATTATGGGTCGTAGTATGATGACCCTGTCTTGGAAAGATTTTCGCTCTTATAGATTAGAACAACAAGACACACTAAGACGTGTTTTTGCAGATAAAGTCATTGCTGTATATTCAGAAAATCATCCATTAGAATATCCAATGGCATTAGAGTTTTACGCACCGAAAAACATTGTTGACTTATGTGATACAGAAGTTTATGTTAATGGTGTCGGAAAGCATTTTGAAAAGACAATCAATTTTAGCATATACAAGCCGCACGTTAATAACATAAAATTTAAACATTTGTTTTTAGGAACAAACGACAAGTATTATGCAACTATTGAAAAGGTAATAGATCAGTTTCCTGATCATGGTATATTGACATACAAAGCAGACTATGTTAATATAGATAATAACAATATCTATGTGCCGGTAGAAAGTCTAATGAGTATGTTTGAAACATATGTTTATACAAAAGATACATTCGATCCTGCACCTAGGATTTTTCAAGAATGCAAGTATTTTGATAAGGATGTAATTTATTTGCGAGACAAAACTATACAAGACGGTGGCAGTGTTTACTGGAAGCGTGATATAACTGAGCCAGATGTTACTGAAATATTAAATGCAGTTAAAAATTTAACATAAGAGGAACTAAAATGATATCTTACGATGCATGGGATAGAGAATACAAAGAAAATAAAGAAACCTACTTAGAATTATTTGATAATTTTATGAGTCAAATGAATTATGAAAATAATGAAGAATTTGAAGGGTTGTTCGCAATAAAAATTGGACGTAAACATTGCGTTAGTGTAGCAAGTGCTACTGATGCATTACATTTTGCTCTATTAGCACATGGCATCGGCCCGGGCGACGAAGTATTAGTAACAGACTTTTCTTGGATTTCGTCTGCGTCTTGTGTTGACATGGTAGGTGCAACACCTGTATTTTGTGATATTGATCTAGACTCTTATCAAATGTCGTTTGAAAGTATCAAACGTATGTACAGCGAAAAAACAAAAGCCATCGTATATGTACACTTGTTTGGTAATATGGTTGATACAACAAACATACAAAACTTTTGCAAGGAAAAAGGTATTCTATTTATTGAAGATGCTGCACAAAGTTTAGGTAGTACACTACAAGGAGTTGCAGCAGGAACTATCGGCGATTGTAGCGTTTACAGTTTTAATAGTAATAAAGTTATTGCTGGAATTAACGGAGGCGGCGTAGTACTGACAGACAATGACGAAATTGCTAAAAAACTAAAAATGATTAGACGTCATGGCAAGGATAAGACATTTGATGTATTAGGATTTAATAGCCGTATGTACGTACTTAATGCACAAATTATTAATCATAGATTAAGCAGTATGGAAGTTAATCAAGAAAAACGACAAAAAATTGCTTACAAGTATAATGAAGCATTTAAAGATCTACCAGTGTATACACAAAAGTCTACTAACGGGTTAAATCATAATTACCACAAGTATACACTACGTTTTAAAAACAAAGATACACGTAAACGTGTTAAGACAGCATTAAATGCTTCTATCCATTATGAAAGACCGTTGTCGGCTAATTCAATGTATGATAACACAAATTATCGAAAAGATGACTGTGTTAATTCTAAATTAGTTTCTGATACTATTTTGTCTTTGCCTATTCATGCTTGGTTAACAGATGAGGAAGTTAATACAGTAATTAATAAAGTAAAAGAGTCAATATACGATTAAGAGAAAAGAAATGCCAGATAGACAAGTAGATGAAATTTTAGAAAAACATCGCCATGTCATGAAGTACGATACTAGTAAAGTACCGTCTGATAGCGTTATTGATGAATTATTACAACGCACTTGGAAGGTAACTCCTGCTAAAAATCAGGTTATGCCATACAGTGTTTTTGTTTTAGGTCCTAAACATCAAGAATACAAAGATGAGATTTTTCGTTTGTGTTCATTTAATGAAGACGAACAAAATCAAAGTAATCCAAAGGAAGATGTAAACAAGGGAAACCGTAAAGGACAAAATTATAAAAATATACTTACTTGTTCACATTTGCTTATTTTTACATTACGTTTAAACACTAAGCCTAATGAATTCCAAAAAGAAATGTTGGCTAAAGGAATATATTATGATCCGTTTTTTGAAGAAGGACTTGAAGATAGTGTTCCGGCAATTTCTGTAGAATGTGGAATATTTAGCAATACATTTAGAGCTCTTTGTATAGACAAAGGTATTGATACATCGTATACGCTTAATTTTCCTCGTAAGGTTTCTCGATGGAAAAACATACCTTTTGTAGAAAGGAAAGTTCTTTTAATGATGACGGTAGGTTATAAAGAGTGGTACCGAACTGAAACTATCGAAAAATTTCATCTGTTCGGAAAACCTGGTGATGATTTAAAACCAGATTACCATGAAATAGTAAAATTTGTTGAATAATATGCAAGAAGAATTTAAAAATAGAAACTTTCGTAATAAAGTTTTAAATATCGAAAACACTCCTCGTTGTACTTTGGCCTGTCCTTCTTGCAAGCGTGTATCTTATTTAAATAAGCATGGATGGAAAACTAAAATACCTGGAGATGATCTAACACCGGACCAATTCAGAAAAATTATAAAATATTTTCGAAAAATTAATTGGTGCGGACAACTTTCAGATCCAATATACGGAAAACATTTTATTGAATTATTAGAGATATGTTATGAAACAGACACGTGGTGCAAGGTAGCAACTGCTGCATCATCTCGTTCAAAAGATTGGTATACAAGAGCATTCAAGGCAAATCCGAAGGCTGAATGGATATTTGGAATTGACGGTCCGCCGCATCTAAGTCATCTGCATAGGATAAACCAAGACGGCGAGCATTTGTTTAAAATGATGTGTTTAGCAAAAGATTTAGGATTAGATCCTGTATGGCAGATAATTGTTTTTAGTTTTAATGAAAATTATCTTGAAGAGTGTATGACGAAAGCAAAAGAACATGACTTAAAAGTTGATGTTATTATATCGTCAAGAGATGTTCCAAAAGATCTTTTACCAAAAAATCCAAAGTATAATGTTGATCAAAGGATATAAAATGGGGAAAGAAGAAAGAAAATTAACAAAAAATCAAAGGCGGTTAGAAAAACAGGCTAAGAGAAATAAAAAGCCTCTTTCTCGTCCTAAGCGTGTACTTGATCCAAAATGTATCAATTCAGAACAACAAATTTGCTTATCATCTCAAGGATATTTCACTCCTTGTTGTTGGTTTGACGACAATTTAAAAAGAACTGAAGTATGGGTGCGTAATTTCTTTGAAGAGCATTTGCATATTAATAATAATAATGACATAGAAGACATATTTAACAGTAAGGAATGGACAGAATTTTATGATATGATAGTAAACAGTCCAAATTCTGCACCTAGAACATGTTGGGAAATGTGTGGTAGTAACTTAATTACAGAAAAGTTACTAGATACCAACGACAGTATCGAAGTTAGGATTAGACATTGAGAAATAACATAAGTACTACACAGGGGATAATTATGAGCATAGACGAAATACTACAAAAAAGAAGATATGTTAGAAGATATGACAAAAACGCCAAAATACCAGAATCGTTGATAAACAGTCTTTTACAAAGAACTTGGCGTGTAACACCTTCTAAAAATAATTTTATGCCTTATATGGTCCATGTTATAGGTAATAAGCCTGAACATCAGAAATATAAAGAAGCAGTGTATCTTAATGCAGCTCAAAACGAAGGTAACCACGACGGCGTTCCGGATCCTCTTAACGAACGTTATAGTGAAAATTTACCTAACTATCATAATATTCTAAATTGTTCTTATTTAATCATTCCTACATTAAGATTAGAAGACAAGCCAAATAGATTTCAACAATACCTAATAAAAAGAGGACACAAGTACGAAGCAACAGATCCTAAAGCAGTTGATAATTTATATGCTTCAGCTGCTTTTGAAGTGGGGCTATTTTGTGATACATTTAGTGCATTGTGCCTTGAAAATGATATTGATGTATCTTTTACAGGATGTTTTTCAAAAAACATGTCGACATGGACAGAACTACCTTTCTTGAAAAAACCTCCATTAATATTAATGACTGTTGGTAAGGGAGAGTTGTACAGGCAAGAAGATCCAACAATGGCTCATGTTCTTAAAAACGATCTACGGCCGGACTATGATCGAATTGTTAATTTTGTTCGTTCATAATTCTTGACAAACTCTTTTTTAGAGCGTATAATAATATTAATAGTAGAGGTATTCGATGAAAGATACAATAAAAAGTGCAGTTGATATAGCTCAAAGAGCTCAAAGAAACTATGACTTATCCAAGTCAATTCCTAGTGACGATCTACAAACTCTAATTTATGCTGCGACTAACTGCCCATCGAAACAAAACGAAACACACTATCAGTTAAAAGTTTACACAGATCAAGATATCATAAGAAGTATATACAACACTACTAAAAAGTTTACTATGCGTAATAGAGATCATCTTAACGAAATGTATGCAGTAGATGGAAAACTTATAGCAAAAGATAAGGCAATACATAACTCTCAGATACTAGCAAATGCATTATTTGTGTATATAGAAGATGACGGTCAAGCCCGCGGAGGCACTCACTTAAGAGCGCAAAAAAATCGTAGTACTTCGCCGATGCGGACATACGAAGAACAAAGAAATTTTTCAATTGGCATATCAGTTGGACAACTAACACTAACTTCTGCACTGCTAGGTTATAGAACAGGAGTTTGTTCAGCATATGAACAAGATGAAGTAAGAGAAATTACAAAATCAACCCGTAATATTAAATTATTAGTTGGAGTTGGGTATGAGAATGTCGGAGTAGATCGACAACTACATGCCGAAACGTTAAACAAAGATATATGGGAACCTTTGCGTAACGGAGATCCTGACGAGCTTTGGAGATTTCCTAGTTTCCCCAAAAACATAAGAGTGACTATCAATGAATAAATCTATTCAAAAGTTTTTTGCACGAAGATCGGTTAATATAGATATTACACATCGTTGTTCGTTAGAATGTCCGAGATGTCCTAGACAATACTTGTTTAAGGATAAAGGGCTTACAGTACCCGGCGACGATCTTAGTATGGAAAATTTTAAAAAAGTTTTGCGTTTTATGAATCACATAGACTTTGAAGGACAATACTCAGATCCAGTACACCATCCTAAGTTTATTGAGTATTTAAAAATGTGTCGAGACAAGGTTTCCTGTGAAATACATAACGGATCATCACAAAAACCTAAAAGATGGTATATTGAAGCATTTGAAGCAAATCCAAATGCTCATTGGGTATTTTCAATAGATGGCCTTCCAGAAGAAAGCCATATCTATCGTGTAAACCAAGACGGAAAAAAGTTATACGATATTATGAAAGAGTCAACAAAGTATCTGAAAAGAAAACCAACTTGGCAATATATCATATTCAGTTACAATGAAGATCATATAGATCAGGCAATTGAATTAGCAAAAGAAGCAGGTGTTAACTTTTATCTTTTACAAAGTTCGAGATGGCTCGACGACGATGATCCGTTAATTCCAAAAAACCCAAAATATAGGATGTCAACAAAATGAGTGAAGAAAAAGTAATTTTAGATCCAATGTGTTTTTACGGTGATTTTCCTTTGTCAATTACTAATACAGGAGAATTAATTCCTTGTTGTTATTGCGACGATCCTGATACGTTGAACGATCCGTCATTTAAAAAACTTTTAGCAGTAAGTAATATAAAAGATTACGAACGCTTAGAAGATATTATGAATACAAAAGAATGGCGCAAGTTTGCAAAAAGGTTAACAAAAAATCAAGGACCTCCTGCATGCATTAACACTTGTAGACGCAGAGAAGATCCAGAAGACATTATAAGAAAAGATACTTGGATAAATCCAAACGATACTACAAAAACAAAAACAAGAAGAGCAGGACCACAAACATGATTACACTAGCAGATCTTAAAGGATCAGAATACTTAACAGTAGACTTTTATTTGTCAAAGTCCTGCAATAAGAATTGTCATTATTGCACAGCATGGACACTTGAAATGCGTAACTTAGATGTTGATATGGATTTTGTAAGAAATACAGTCAAGTATCTAAGTCCGTATAAGACTAGAATTTGTTTGCTTGGTGGCGAACCAGGTTTGATTAAAAACCTAGATGAGGTTATTGCTGAGATTAAGAAATATCCTAATCTTATAGTACAGGTTCTTTCCAATTCTCTTGTAAGAAAGTTTTATCCGCACATATTAGAAGATCCGGACATTATCTATATTGAACATCTGGTTCTTGATTTTTATGAAGACAGAATCGAAAAACTAGGTAATTATGATTTCTTTGAAGAAAACGATAAAAATAATTACAACTTGATTATCAAAACACCAAATTACTTCAAATACAGAGAAAACTTTGATTTGTCTGTAGTAGATCATAAAAATACAGAATTTAAAGAATATAATTCACGTTCTCCGAAGTTCTTCAAAGATCATACACTTGTACAAGCACCTGAACTTAACAGAAGAATTTGTGCTAAGTTTCCACTAGTACCAGTAGTTGACTTTGAAATTAAAAAGATTAGACATTGTAGCCGTAAGGCAATTAATGGCTCGAGAGAATTTGATGTTACAAAAGAAAATATTGACAAAATGATGAACTTTGATTTGTTTGAATTTGAAGAATACTGCAAAGTTTGTATGGACGAGATTCCAAGACGTCCGGATATTATTGTTAATAAGATACTTGAAAAGATTGATGTTGTTGAAGAGGCGGTAGTATGAAGAAAATTTACTCGGTAGCAGTAAATATACATGACCATAATTCTTATGACGGTGAATTCCACTATCAAGCCGAACGCTATACTCGTAGAAAACATAACCTAAATAGAGAAAACTCTCATGATCCTACTTATAGTAGAGAGTTCTTTTCCAATCTATTCTTACCAAAGTATAAAAATCAAGGCAAAGATGAAATTTTTGCATTTACAGTTTCAAATTTAGGACAACAATTTGTTATTGACCTTATTGAAGAAAATATGTCTGACAAAGATTTCTTAGATTTTATGCCTGAAAACCTATGGGATTATTACCAAACAGATTCTTATTATTATATTGATCACCATCAGTCACATGCTGCTTATGCATTTTTAAGTTCCGGCTACGAAGAATCAGATATTTTAGCAATTGACGGCAGAGGCTGGCAGTTTAATTGTATTTTTATTGACAAAGATGGTAAGATTACTAACTTAAACAAAGAACTGTCAGTTGGCGGACTTTGGAATAGATTGTCACAAGACATTGGGCTTGGATACTTGGGCGCAGGTAAGACAATGGGATTGGCAGCATATGGCGGATATAACGCAGAAATACATGATATGATTAATCAGTATTTAGATAACCCTAACCATAGACTTCCAGACGGCTCTAAAAAAATACTAGAACGTATTCCTAAAGAAGATGTAGCATTTACATTACAACTTGTAACAGAAGAACTAGTTAAAAAACATGTATATCCGTTAAAAACTTGCGATAGTCTTTGTATTGCAGGAGGCGTTGCATATAACGGCTATATGAATGAAGAGTTTACAAAGCATTATACGAACGTACATGTACCACCAGCAGCAGGAGACGAAGGCCAAGCAATTGGAACATACATGCATGCTGATTACATTCTTAATAAGAACATTCATGTTCCGACAGTTTATGCTGGGCAAGAATATGAAGTAGATACTAGCATTTTTCAAGGACTAAACTTTGAAAAATTACCATTTGATAAACTTGTTGTACATGTTGCCAACGGAATTGCTAACGGAAAGATTGTAGGATGGCATCAAGGTAAGTCTGAAAGTGGTAATCGTGCATTAGGTAACAGAAGTATTTTAGCAGACCCAAGAAATCCTGATATAAAAGACATTATCAATAGTAAGATTAAACTGCGTGAAGACTTTCGTCCTTTTGCTCCTTCTGTTTTAGAAGAGCATTACGAAGAATACTTTGACACTAACCAAACAAGTCCGTATATGAGCCGTATTATGCCTGTTATTAGTGATAAGATTCCTGGTGTTACACACGTAGACGGTACAGCACGTATACAAACTGTTACAAGAGAGTTTAATGAACGCTATTATGACCTAATTAATGAATTTTATAAACTAACAGGCATTCCTATGTTACTCAATACCAGTTTTAACTGTCAAGAGCCTATTGTAGAAACTCCGGAAGATGCTATAAACACTTTTAATAAGTGTGGATTAGATTGGCTTGTTATTGGCGACTATATTGTAAAGAAGTGAAACTATGATTGAACGTGACGATTTAGGATTTTTAGAAAATGTTTTTAGTTTACAACCTAAAACGACGGATGTTGACTTATTTTTCTTAAGATCTATCTTAACAGCGATGAGAGACAACGAAGAAAGGTCAGAAGATATTAAAGACTCTTTCAGTAGAAATCAATATGCTGCAAAAGAAAAACTTGTTGGATTACTCGATCAAATTGGAGTATTTGATAAACCTGTAAATGCAGTTATCTTTGGTTGTTGGTATGGAAGTGTTATTATACCCATGCTAACAAAGAAGAAAGTAAAAAGTATAGTTGGTATTGATCAAGATGAAGATGTAATACGTATTGCAAAAAACAAGTTTTGGGCAAACAACGAAAAAGTCGAGCTTGTTAATGGTAATGTGTTTGGCGAATATCGTAAAAAATATGAAAAAGCAAACCTTTTTATAAACACATCTTGTGAACATATGCCTCCAATGAAAGATTGGCCTTTCTGGTCAAAGTTAAGGCATGACACTTATTTTGCATTTCAGTCAAATAACATGTACGGAATTGAAGGTCATATCAATTGCGTTAAAACTATTGAAGATTTTAAAGATCAGTTGCCAGAGCATGCAGAAGTTTTATTACAAGATGAACTAGAAGATGAAAGAGGAACTCGATTTACTCTTGTCGGAAGAATATTTAATCCAGAACATGATATTGTAACTCCAGATCTTGTTCCTGCAATGATAACAGATTCTTTTAGAAATAACCATTTTAGATCTAAACAAAGACTTGTATCGTTTTTAGAAAAAAATAAGATTTTAGACAGAGGCGTAACTAACGTAACAGTGTTTGGTGGCTGGAATGGAAGTTTAGTAGCATCATTTCTATCAGAAAAGGTAAAAGATATAACATTAATTGATAGTAATAATCTTGTACTACGGAATGTTAGAAATCAAGTGTTGTCCAATTATAAAAACATAGATTATATTTTTGGTGATGCGTTTAGCAAAAGTAATTTAAAACGGTTAGAAGAAAGTCACGTTATAATTAATACAGCATGTGAACACATGCCGCCAATGAAATATTGGCCTTTTTGGAAAAAAATGAAACCCGGAACTTATGTTGCATTTCAGTCTAACAATATAAAAAAAGACGGGCATACAAATGCTGCTAAATCACTAGAAGATTTTAAAAATCAGTTACCATCAAACTTAATCATTCTCTATGATGACGAAATACGAGAATCATTTGGAGATAGATATACTATTGTAGGAATGTTACCAATTCCTGATGGAACACCAAATTATATAATAAGACAAAAACAAGACAGCGAAAATAAAAGAAATAAACTACTTTCTAAAATTAAGGGTTTTGAAATTAATAATGAAACTGAAGTTGTAGTTTTTGGTGCAAAGTCAAGTTCTAAATTTATATTAGATTTAGCATCCAATGCAAAGCGGGTGACATTATTAGACCTTGATGATGATTTAACAAAATATCTTGAAAAAGACATTTTTACAGATCTTAATAATGTTGATTTTATACACGACAATGCATGGACCAAAGATGCTTCAAGATATAAAGATGCTGGAGTGTTTATTAATACAATTTGTGAACACATGCCGCCAATGAAGGATTGGCAAATAATGCCTTGGTTCCAGCCAGGCACATATGTTGTTTTTGAATCAAATAATAATCCAAACGAGTTGCATACTAATGGTGTAGGTTCTCTAAAAGAATTTAGAGAGCAACTGCCTAAAAACATTAGAGTTTTAGCAGAAGATGATACAGATAATTTAATTATTGTAGGTAAAATTTTGGAAGGCAAATAGATGTATGAAAATTCTACACTATATTCTGCATTAACAAGATTTGGAGATTATTATCCTCTAAGGCTTGAATACAATGTAGACAATATTATTGAAGAACTAGAAGAAAAATTTGAGTGGGTTCAGTACAACCCACGTAAAAAGAATGATCGATACGGATTAAGTATTACTAGTTTAGACGGAGGTTTGTCAGGAAGACCTGATCTTGACTCCTTGTACGAATATTATAATGAAACAGGTATTGCTCTACACGATTGGGACTTCAATAAAAAAACTCCAATATATTCATATTTTGAACAATGGCTAAATCCTTTCGAAAAATGGTTAGGACGTACCCACGTTATTAAACTTAACGCAGGAGGGTTCTTTCCTCCACACCGAGATCACAAGCATGCTAACATTGATTCTTTCAGAATCTTTTTGCCGCTAAATTATAACACCCGTGCTGCTTTCTTTTTACTAGAAGATAAAAGAATGGAATTTAAGAATGGAACAATGTATTTTATTGATACTGCTAAAATGCATACCCTATTCAACACATCAGAAACTCCTTTCTATTTTGTTGTAGGAAACATCACACTAACTGAGGAAAGTGTCGAAACAGTGGCTAAACACTTGTTTGGGTAACTAAATATTTTATAGACGGTAAACATATGGAAAATACAACCAAATTATTAGTTAATCATGCATTTTGTCATTTACTACTTATTCCGGCCTTCATTTACGGTGAGTGGTGGATGTTTCTTGCTGGATTTGTTTGGTGGTACGTAGTTGCTATTGTTGCTATTAGTGGCGGCTATCACAGATATTACTCACACCGTTCTTTTTCAACTGGCAAGTGGTATCCTTATATTGTTAATTTATTAGGTATGTTTAGTGGCGCTGGCCCTGTACTTTCTTGGGTAGGAGCACATCGTATGCATCACGCACATAGTGACACTGACAAAGACCCTCATAGTTATACTTTTAAAGGTTTTTGGTCAATATACTTGAATACTTGGGGGTATTCAACCCGCATTGATCGCAAGTATATGCGAGATGTTTTAAAAGACAATACTGTACGCTGGTTTTATAAAAACTATTTTAAAATTAATTTATTAATTATTGTAGTGTTTTTTCTTATTGATCCATTGTTCTTAATTTTTGGTTATGCATTACCTACAGTTTTTGCATTTCATGGTTATGGCTTATTAAACACTCTAGGGCACAAAAATGCACAACCAAGAAATACTTGGGTTGGAAATATTTTAACAGCTGGCGAGGGATGGCATTTAAATCACCACAAACAAGGATGGAACTGGAGACTAGGCCGAGATTGGTGGCAGTTTGATCCAACAGCAACTTTTATAAGGATGATAAAACATGACACTACCGTATCTGGAAATTAAAAATAAAATAGCACAAACGGAGTATGCACTGTGAAAGTTATAACACTTGAAGAATATGGTGAAAAAGAATTTCTTTCTGAATTAAAAAGAATAAAAGAAATGAATTATGCCGGAGATCAACGTAATATAGATTGGTTTGATCGTATACCTGAAATTTATAAAACTAGATTTCCGAATTGGTGGTTTTTAATGGATCGCAACGACAAACTTGTAATGTTTGCTACTGTACAAGAATTTTATCAAGGATGCTGGCGTTTGTTAACAAGATCGTATATTCTTCCAGAATATAGAAGACCAATTTTGCCTGATAGAGATACTATGAAAAGCCCTAGTATGTATATTATACAAGAACAAATGAATTATTTGCAAAACGTAGATTTAAGCCTATTTGGAAACGAAGTTAATACATATTTTATTTCTATGCAAGACTTAAAACGTCGGAAATCTTTGGATAGATATAGAAAAAAGTTAGGTCCAAATTGGAAATTACTTCCAACAATGATGCAAACTTGCAAAGAATGTGATGACTTAAATTGCTGGCAAAATATAATTTATACAGGAGAAGTTCCAAGAAATAATACTATGTCACTTGAGGAATGGAGAGAAAAATTTGAAGGATAATACTATGACAGAAAAATGTTTAGTCGAACGCACAAGAAGAGACCGTGTTAATGGTACAGGCCCGAAAAGAAACCAACTAGTAACTTTTAAAAAACTAGGAGAAGTTTCGGATGAAACATATGAGTATCTTAACAAATTTTTAATTGACAACCCGCACAGTGACATTGGTAGTGATGACTATTCTATCAGTCGTAGTTGTAATTATGAAAAAGTATTTAATGTAGGACAGAGTTATAGACAGGTCATATTGCAGAGAAATTCTTCAAATAATCATTACACAGTTGATGAGTACATTTATAAGAAATGGATACCAGGTAGTGAAATAGTACAAGAAGAAATGAAAGGTTTTTTCAATAACGTTTATAGATTCAGACTAAGTGAAATGCAGCCAGAACATACGCTTAATTGGCACATAGACGCTGATACAAGCGTCATATGCCGTGCTCAAATATGTTTGAACGAAAACAATAGTACTTTTTTGTTTAAGGATAAGCAGGGCGTACACGAGTTTCAAATGAAACCAAAGGAACTTTGGTTCGTAAACACAGGGTGGTCACACACTGTAACAAATGATGCTGGTAATGTAAGAAAAGTTGCAATACTAGGATTTCACTATGATGATTTAAGACCAGATTTACAAAAGGAGATAACTCTATAATGGAAGTAGTTCGTTCGTTACCTGGAGTAGGTATAGAATATAAATTAAATTTTAATTCTATGACCAAAGACGAAATAAAAGAATTTGGCAGACGCATACCAAAAGATAATGTTATTGTTGTACGTAACCAAGATCTTACAGATGAAAAAGTGTTAGAAGTTTGCGAAACAATTGGTCGTTGTATGAAACCAAAACAATTTTTTATGCACAACAAAGTACCAGGTTTATTTAGAGTTACTAACGAAAGAGATGAACATGGTGAAAAAACAGGACTGTTTGCAGACAAAGAACTAGACTGGCACAGCAACGGCAACGGACGTCCAAGCGGAATGGAAGCATGTGTAGCACTATATTGTGTTAGACCCGGTGTAGACAGCGTTACGAGCTTCTGTGACACCAGACAAGCATACATTGACTTGCCTGATGATATCAAAGAAATAGTAGATGATGTAGAATGTTTGTTTAAATTTGAAAACAATACATTTTACGATCTAGAAGAAGATGACAAAGAGCTAGTTATATTTGAACAGCATCCTGACTTTGTAGATGGGGTTAACAAGAGTCTAGTATATACACATCCGTGGACTGGAGAAAAAGGTTTGTATTTTACGTTCCATTATATTAGAAAAATGTGGCGCAAAGATGGTACACCCCTCGACCAAGAATGGCTCAAACAATATCTGTTAGATCATGTTTTCCAAGAAAAGTACATTTACCATCACGATGATTGGAAACCAGGTGATTTTGTGTTCATGGATCAGTTCCATAGTATTCATAAACGCAATGAAGTAAAAGGTGATAGATTGCTGTATAGACTATCTTTTGACTATAAGAAGGTGTTTTAAATGAGAGAGTTACGTTATAGATATGAAGATAGGTTTGCAGAAACACAAGGATATGATGATTTTCAAGCAGACAAACTAGAACTTCTAGAGTTTTACGAAACAAAAGTTAAGCCTAAATTTGAAGCATCACACGATGTTCTTAAGCGTGATCAAGACGACCAAATAGTACATCATTTGTGCTATGATTGTAATATGAATCTTTGGAGAGAGGTTTACGAACGTGTAAAAAATATTGCTGATAAGAGTGGAGTATACATTAACTGGGAGCAAATTAAACATGTAATAAAATTTACATTTTTAGGACAACCTCCAGGTGGATATTTCATGCCGCATGTTAATTACAACTTGTTAGCATTAAGTGCATTTAATATACCATTAAAAGGAAAAACTGAAATAGCATTGTTTCAGGATAATGAAACTGAAATAACACGTCATGAATATTTTAATCCTTGCTTTTTAAATGTTAATAGACCTCATGCTGTTTTTAACGATATGCCTACCGAACGTCTAATATTAAAAACACACATGACAGTTGTGCCTTGGCACAAACTAGTAGAAACTTATGAAACAGGAAATAAGTTTGAACTTTTTGATGAACCAGCACCTTGGGAATCAGTTGAAAGAAGGTGGTAGAATGGATTTTACATTTTGTGCTATTGACATAGGCATTACACAGGACGAAAAGCAAACAATTTTAGAAGAACTGTTAACAGTACCGGATGAGTTTTATCAGTCTAATAGTTTTAGAGGATGTCGAATTTTACCTATATACAATGGCGGTGGACTTAGAGGTCAAAGAGAAGAAACAGGCGATACTACTGTAGGTGATTTTGTTTATACAGATGTTGAACCATTCATACAAAAAAGTATAAAAATATTTGAAGAAAAAATATTCCCATGGATGGAACCAGTTGGCAGATTAAATTTGTTGCGTACAGCACCCGGCTTAGGTCTAAACACACACTTAGATACAAAAGCAGAAGAAGTAGGAACAAGACAACACAAATATAGATTAGTACTTAATGGAAAAATTGATAAATTATTCTTTCTAGATAAAAATGGAAACAAAATTTATGTTCCACAGTGTTATGACAGTTATGTATTAGACGGAAGCCACCCTCATAGTTTAGATCCAGGCGAAGAAGAAAAAATTACACTTTGCATAGGAAGACCTTGGGACGGACATCCAACAGATAAGTACACAGAATTTTTACAAAATGCACTTTTTACAATGAAAGTTAGCAGACCAGAAAAAATAGAGGAGAGCTGGGTTGACCCATATTTCAGATACACCACAAGAGATTCTTAATAAGTGTCAATGGGACGGCTTTTGGATTCAGCGTGGCATTGATTTTAATAGACAAGAGTTTTTAGATTTTTGTAGCAGTGTTTCTACACCATGGACTGAAAATATATACGAACTGCACTCTGAATCAACAGATGAAGATGAGTTAGTATTATGGTCGAGTAAATCTAGATTTGGAGGTCTTAGTCTTCCTTGGCACTCAGATAATGCTTGGCATCCTGAATACAGATTTCCGTTAAGGGTTTTATATGCTATAACTACACATTCTGATGATGAAATTCATTTTTTAAATACTGCTAAATGGTTTCACGATCAATCAGAAGACATGCAAGAATATTTAAGATCGTTAAAAGTTCTAACACAGTGTTACAAAGGTGGATGTCAGCCTTTTTGGGGACCTTTCATTAAAAAGCATCCTATTACAGGTAGAGAAAATTTTCATTGGGGAGCAATGAGAGTTGGCGGCAGAAATGTTTTTGGTTTGCAACATCCCGAAGGCTGGCCGGCTCCTAGATTTAGTTTTACAATGGCAATAGAAAAGCCTAATAGAGATTTAGTATTAGACGATGAAATTTGTGATTGGTTTGAATCTATGTTAGATGAAAAGTATTTTTACACACATAAATATCAAAAGGGCGATATTGTTATCATCGACAACTCAGTTTCTATGCACTATCGAGGACCTCTTGTTGAAGATACTGAACGGCTTTTTTGGCGTAAAACGTTATTACAACCTTGGCAAACATTATGAAAATAGCATTAGTATCGATGCCTAGTCAAAATTACTGGCATCCTGCACCTAGTATAGTATTTTTAAAAGGACTTCTTAATAGAGAAGGAATTAACAGTACTTGCTTTGACTTGAATCATGCATTTCTAACTGAGTTTGGTGACGATGCTATTGACTGGTGTGAAACAGCACAAAATTATAATCCAAAGTATGCAGATTTTGTTGAAGAATACGCAGAGCGTTTTGTTGGTTATGATTACATTGGTGCTAGTGTGTTTACACTAAACAGTCAAATATTTACTAGATTGTTTTGTAGAATTATTCGAACAAAGTTTCCTAACACTAAAATTATTTTAGGTGGCGCAGGCATTACTAATAATCATAGTGACCTTAGCGATATAAGTATGCATTTTGGCGAAGATATGTTAAAAGCAAACTTAGCAGACTATGTTGTTAAGGGTGAAGGAGACAAAGCATTACCTGCATTACTTAGAGGTGAAAAATATGAATTTCCTCAAATGGATGATTTATCGAATCTTCCAATACCGGATTATAGTGATATTGACTTTGCTTTGTATTCTAAACCTACTCTTGTTGTTACGGGAAGTAGGGGCTGTGTAAGACAATGTACTTTTTGTGACGTACACGCAAATTGGAAAAAGTACCGTTATCGCCCAGGTGAAGAAGTTGCTAATGAAATTATTCATCAGTATTATACATATGGTATTAAGCATTTCCATTTTAGTGATAGTTTAGTAAATGGTTCTTTGAAAGAATTTAGAGTGTTTTGTAAAACACTTGCAAAGGCCAAACTGCCTATAGAATGGAGAGGTCAGTTTATTTTCCGTAGTGGTATGACTGAAGAAGATTGGGATAATCTAGCAGCAAGCGGTTGCAAAGGACTTTGGATAGGAATTGAAAGCGGCAGCGATGCTGTACGCTGGCATATGAAAAAGAAGTTTACTAATAAGGATATGTACGAAAGTGTACATGCCCTTGGTAAACGCAAAATTAATATGTTATATCTTCTTATAGTAGGTTATCCTACAGAAACAGAAGAAGACTATGAAGAAACATTAGAGCTGCTAAGACAGTCAGTTCCTTACAAAGACTATGTTGAAGTTAGATGTAATATTGCAATGCTTATGCCTGATACAGAAATATTTGAAGATAAAAACCTATGGCACGGCGAAGTACAATTATGGCGTAGTTGGACCAAAGACGGTGAACTTACTTATAGAGTAAGATATGAGCGTTGGAAAAATTTGCACAATCTTGTAAAAGAATTAGGATTAACTGGCGATAAACGTATTAAGCAACAAGAAAAACTAATATTGCGTAAACTGGAAAAAGAAAATGAAAGAATATTACTTAACAACGTTTGAAACCAAATACGGTGATTTCTTTCAAGATTATTTAACAAACAAACAGAAAAGATTTCAAACTTTTTTACAAGGTGAAGATTTTTGGAAAACATACGTAAGTACATACAAATGGGCAAAAAAGCAAGGAATACTGCTTTTAAGAGCCAAAGTAATAGAAGGTAACGAATTCACTTTGTTTCAAATTTGGGAAAGTGAACAGTCTAGAAAAGAGTTTGATAGCAAAGTAGACGAAGATTATTTTTTAGAAAACTTCAAGTTTGAATATACTAGAAGCAATAAAACAATAAATGAAAAGCAAAAACTAGAACTAATAAAACAAATTATGTCTAGTAATTCAATCTTACAATGGGTACATCCAGATCATAGAGTAACCGGTATGACTATTGGTGACCCTCTTAAGAATGATTCTTTGGTAACGGTATAGTATCTGTTGTTATAGTTGTTGCACCAACTATATGAGTGCGTAAAAACGGATCTGCATTAGCATTAAGGAATGTATGCGGTACTGTAGTATCAACTAAGTAAACACCACCGTCAGCAGGAATACGATACACACAGTCAGTTTCGTCGTTGTGTCCGTCTCTTATAATCCACATATTGTGTTCATTGGTATACAGTGGAATATGTATTCTTGGACTATTATCTAAATGCCATGCGTATGTAAATTTTTCATGCATCCACATTTTTCTAGTTCTGAGCATTTTGTATTCTATAATAATAGAATTTAAATAAGGAAATTCGTCATCAGAATATATTAGTGTGTCGTAATCAAACTCGTCTGTTCTTAAAACAAAATTTGTGCCTTTTGACTCTTCTGCATCATTTGCGTCTTTCTTTTTTTGAAAAGGAAACTGTCTTGGACCTTCAGTTGGCTTCTCAATGTGTCCTATTTCTTTCATAAGACGCTCTAAATCAATTTCACCTATCTTTTCAATTGGCCAGCTCAAATTTCTTCTCCTATACTAATCTTTTTCCATTTTTCGTTTATGTATATGATTAGTCCATGATCTTCTGATACTACAATCATACCATTTTGCGGAACAGTATTTTTTAAGTCTTCTTCGGATAACACAGGTAAACAAAGTGTGCCGTGTATAGTACCTTTTACATCTAACTCGTGTTTTGGTACTGTAGTACCTATACCTAATTTACCGTTTCTAAACGTAAGAGTTGATTTGTCGTCATCTATGATTCCGTTGTTTGTAGTTGCGAGAAGTATATAATCTTCTCCGCCAAGAATCATACTTTCGGTCCAAACACCTTGAACATCGTGACGTTCAAAGTATATTCCGCCGTATGAAGTTATATCGTTGGGGTCGTTATCAAGAGAATTGCGCCGCAGTTTTAAAACACTTCGATCATCGTTATTATGAATAACTAGATTAGTGCGATTTGCGGGTGCATCGTTTAAAATGTGTAAATTACTGTTTTTAGGATCTACATGCAATACTGTCATTACATAATTAATTATGTATTAAGCAGCAGTACCATCGTCTATATTGATCCAAGCACCGTTTTGGTAACCTTGGAATCTATTATCGCTTGAATTATAAACAACCATCCCGTTCGCTGCAGAAATTGCGTCACGCTCAGCAGTTGTATAACTACCAAATTGTACAAATCCTTGTGCTGTAATTGTACCACCAATAGCATCAACAATAGGAGTCGAATCGTCTGCTACTAATGAACCTCTAAAACTTGCAGCATCAACTTGGCCACTAACTACAGCATTACCTCTTACATCAAGTTTTTCTTGAGGATCGTCGCAGTTGATACCTAGTCTACCTTGTCTGTTAAACACCATAACATTGCTGATACCTGTAGCGCCGGATTCATCAAATGTTAAGAAAATAATTCTACCTGGTGAAACGCCGTCGCTTACAGTGGTATACTTGTCAACTGCTAGTTTAATAACTGCTGTAGTTGAATGGTCAGTACCTGTCCAGCCAGCACCAACCAAGTCAATAATAGTGTCGCCCGGCTGTACTGGATTTGGAGCAGTAAGTGAATCTCTTGCTGCAAAAAAGTCTATATTTGAACCGTTGCTGCCCGGAGTTAGTGTATTAAAAGTTGCTAGTGTTGGTTGTATAACACCGTCGGATTGTACAAGTAAGTATTCTGTTTGTGTTTGTACGTTATTAACAACGCCAATAACTAGATTATTAACGCCATCTACAAGTAAACTAGAGTCGTCGCCAAATACACTACCAGTAAGTTCACCGTCAAAAGTATCTGCTAGTGGATAGTTTGCCGGGACAAACGCTTGTGCAGTAGCATCCCATACTAGAACTTGACCGTCAAGAATTCCAAGCGCATTAACATCAGAAAGATCAACCAAAGGAAGTTCACCAGCAACCCAGTCTCCTGTTGGACTATCGTACTGAAGAACGTCACCGTCTTGCGGTAATGCAGCATCTACATCGTTTAATTGACCTAGTTCATTAACAACTTCGCCGGTAATTCTAACACCACCAACTGTTGTTCCATCACCAACATAAATTTCGTTAGTGTCTGTAATATATACTAGTTCGCCTTCGGCAGGCGTAATTAATGCTCTTTGTGCATCTGTACCGCGTCTTAATCTAAGGGCCATCCTTTGAACTCCTGAAATGTTCTGTTATATATATTTATCTCTTACTTACGTTTCTTCAAAAACTGCCGAGTTCGATTCTTAACATCTTTTATAACTTTTTGTGTATCTAATCTGAAGTCTATATTAGCAATATGCTCACTATATTCATCGAAAAAGGTAGCAAGACTAGTTTCTAAATCTTCGTTACTAGCCTTAGCAGTCTTTTCTAAATCAATTTCCCACATTTTTCCGTCCTTAAATTCAACACGGACGGAAACTAGATATTCAACAGGAATAGTCTGTATCTCTACATCCTTAAATACCTCTGGCCAGTGTCTTACTACTTCGGGGGGAAAACGACCACTTTTAGACACTTTCTTCTGTTTTCTTCGTTTTCTTCTTAGTAGGAACAAGTTCTTCTGCTTGTTCTCTTAAGGCCTTTGCTTCCTTAAAAAGTGCATCTGCTTGTGAACGATACTGTGCGGCCAACTGCTCGTCTGTAAGTACACCATCACTGGCTGCAACTGGTGCTGTTTCTTCTGTATACAACGCAGCCGCATCTACTGCACCTTCCGGTGCTGGAGCAATTGACGGTGTTGTACGCATTGCTAAATCGCCTACAGTAACACCTTTCTGTTGTGCAATTACTTCGTTAAGCTCAGAGAGTTTAATAGTAGTATTTGCGTTAGGTGTCATTTCTACGTCTGCTGTAGGAACTTTGCGCATCTTACCTGTTGTATGGAAGCCTGCAAGCATGTTGCGTCCGTCGGGCAAGTATGCACGAGCCATTGCTACTGCAAATTCTTCTGCTTCTTGTCCAGCGGCAGATTCAACAGCTCTCATTAGAGCATCGTGTTCGTCTGCTGATAAATTTTCTGTAGTGATAACTACGCAGTTCTCTGGTTCATCTGGAACTACGCGATATGCAACTACAACTTTTCTTCTATTTGCGGCAATTCTACCGACATGTTTTAGTGCCATATTACGCTCCTTGTTGTGGCTGTGCCTTGGCTACTGCATCTAGGAATGTTTCTAGTTTTGCGTATGTTTGACCAACCGTCATCATTTCATTCGGTTTAAATGCACCACGCTGACTTGCAACATCAATAATTGATTTTAAGTTCTGCAAATCTTGTACAGTTAAATCCGGACCTTGTTGTGTAGGTGCTTCAGGTGCAGTTGCAGCCTCTGGTGCGGCTGTTGCTTCGGAAACTTTTTTCTCGTCGCTCATATTTTTAAACTCCTTACGTTATATATATGCGTACTTTATTTAATTATATTTCAAATGTGGACACGCCAACATGAAATAACTCATGTCTTTGTTCTCTTCAAACCCTACTGTAACAACATTAACCATTTTTCTTTGGTCGTCTAGTGTTACATTACGGCTTAAATAGAACCTTTTCTTACAGTTCTTTTTAATCCACTTAGCAATACTTTGCTCCATATTGTAAGTATAGGGTAAATTAATATATTCAAAGTGAGGTGGTGCTGATTTTACCTGCCTCACGTTGAAAACGTTTAATGGATTTGGATCTTTTCTATGCAGCATGTTCTTCATAGTGTGCAGTTATACCAAATGGTGCTTGTACGTTTTTGTCATGGTGTGAATGTAGCACAAAAATAGTATCGCAGTAATTGTCATCACCCCAACTATCCCAAGCATAACCGTCTGTGAACATGATAAACTTTTTAGGAATAATGTCGTTTTCTTTCATATACTCCCAGTTACACATGAAGTCGGTGCCACCACCACCCATAATTTCATAATCACTAAGATCATCGCCGCTATCTGCGCTGTAATCTTGTTCGTTATAAACTTTAGTGTCAAAACACCAAATTTTAACATTGTAGTCTTTGAACTCGTCCATAATACCTTTGACTTCACTCAAAAACACTTTTGCCTGTTCGTCGCCAATTGACCCTGACATATCTAATGATACGCAAATATCAATCTGTTGTGCAAAGTTTTGTCCAGGCAGGATAGCACCAGTGTGCCAACCTTTGCGTGAAGGACGACTAAATGTAAAATCATGTCTAATAGTAGACTGAATCTGTTGGCGCAGTATTTCACGCCAGTTCATTTTAGGTTCTGTAAGTTCTTTGATCATACGTTCGACACCTGCAGGAACATTACCAGCACCAGCAGTTTGTGCCGCTGAGATCATATTTTCTTTAATCTCGTCACGAATTTTACGTAGATCTTCTTTAGAATATTTAGGACGTTTTTTGCTAATCTTGTTGCCGTTTGAATCTTCACCTTCGGAACCACTGTCGCCTTCGCCTTCGTTATCGCCCCAATCAAGGTGTTCGTCTAAAAGTTCACCTAGTTGTTTTAATTGTTCTTCGTCATACTTGCCAAAAATGTCGTCGTATACTGCTTCAGAAGTCCAGTTTTCGTATTTGAAATCTTGGAAGCAGTCAACAAGTTTAGGCATTTCGCCAATACGATCACGAACAAGTGTATTGTTCACAATGTAGTCAGCGGCAATATTATAAATTTGTGGATCGCGATCTTCTCTGCGTTCTAAGTGATCAAATACACAGTGCAAGATCTCATGTGCAATAACGAACTCAATTTCTTTGTTCGACATTGCATTAAAAAATTGTGTGTTGAAGTATAAATTACGACCGTCTACAGCCGCAGTAGGACACCAATCATCTGCAGACATAATGCGCAAACGAGTTGCCATGTTGCCAAAAAATGGATGGCGAAGTAGCAAGCCTACTCGTGCAACAATAATACGGTCGAGTACTTCGACTCGCATTTCTTCTAGTTGTTCGGGAGTAATGTTGGGGTCCGGAGTCCAACTTGTTTTGCTCATATCTGACATTGTGCTACGTGTCCTTCTCTAACGTTATGTATATATTATAGCAATATTTACTCAGTTTGTCAACCAGAAAATAAGAGTGGGTCCAAAAGAACCCACTCTTTTCTCACATTATACTGCTTGTGCAGCCTTAATGTATTTTCCGAAACGATCGTGAAACTCATCAAAGCATTCCACCTCGTCTGGATCGATGGGCAATTCGTATTGTGTAAGGGCAAGTTTGATACCCATTACAACAAGTTCAGTATCGAAATTATCCATCGCAAACCGCAGGAAGTTGTTGACTTTGTCATCAAACTTTTTATCACCTTTGTCTGATGCATCTTTCAACTCATAGCAAAGAGAAACAGTAAGGGAATACATAGCACTGATTTCTTTAGTCTGCATCTCTTTCACTTTGCCTGCGAGAATGTCAGTTGGGTTAGGCATGCTCGATGCAACTTTGCGGTGAGCCATAAACTTGACAGCCAAACCTTCACCAACCGAACCTGATACAAGATCCGTTGTAGTTTCTTCGTCGTGGTCTTCGTCTTCAATCAGTTCAGAAACAAAAGACCATGAACGAGGTGTTGCAAAAGAACGGCTCGGTGACTTTGGATCAAAGTCGTATAAGTCTTTCTTAGCAAACGTTAAGTAACCTACAACATCCTTGTGAATGTTGTTGTTAACTGCCCACTGAAACCAGTCGTCAAAGTCAACTGTCATTTCTAAGTGAACAAAACGGTTAGCCAACGGAGCAGGCATTCTGTAAGTAACACCTTTGTCTGCTTCGCGGTTACCTGCCGCAACAATAAGAACGTTGTCGGGCAGTACATATTGTCCAACCTTACGATTGAGAATCAACTGGTACGCAGCCGCTTGTACTGCTGGCGCTGCCGAGTTCATCTCATCGAGGAACAAGATAATGTATTTGTGTTTTGCAGCCAATTCCTCTGTAGGAAGTTCTGCAGGTGCCGCCCACACCATTTTGTTATCGTTAGCCGCATAATAAGGAATACCCTTAATATCTGTTGGCTCCCAAAGTGACAAACGAATGTCAATTACGTGGGCCTCCATATAATCACCAATTTGGTGAATAATGTCTGATTTACCAATACCTGGAGGACCCCACAGGAAGATTGGACGCTTTTTAGCAAAAGCCCGTTGAATTGATTTTTTAGCCTTGTTAGGCGTTACAGTGCGTAGTGCTGAATTTTCCATTTGTATTACCCTTCTTAGTCATCAGTGCTTAATTTCTAACTATGTATATATAATAGCATCACTACAGCAAAAGTCAACCTTTTTGTGTAAAAAAATTCTCTTTTAAATCAATAACTTAGGATTTTTCTTGTCTTTTTAGTGCTTTTGTTAAGCCGTATTTGCGCAAATCACCACTAAAAAGTGTAAGTTCGACCGCTTTCTTTTCGTCCGTTACTGTAATACTTCTGTTTGTAAGAAAGTAAGGACAATCAATAAACTGATCTAAAAATATTATTACTTGGGTAGTAAGCGGCATGTCTTTTGGATAAGGTATATCATATGTAGCAAGTTCTATTTGTTTTAAGATATTATAACCTTCTTCTGTAAGCCTTAATCCGCCTGATCCCTTGCTACGAGTATTTTGCCACCAAAGCGGCATGTACTGTTTAACATTAGTGTCAGAAGTTGCTTTTCCTAACTCTTTTAAAAAGATCTTAGTATAAGTTTCTTTCCAACTCATTCTTCTTCATTCACTTGTTCGCCAGAAGTTAGTTTAACCACAGTAAAATCCTGTGTGTTAAACATTTTGTTTAATTTTTCTGATAGATTAAATGCGTGTCCTGGATTAGAAAAACTTGTTTTCTTGTATTTTGGGCCGGGATAATTTGTTAACGCATTTGAACTTTTTAGATTAAAAGGTTTTTGTTGATAAAATACTGCCCATATGGCATCGGCTTCCAAAACCTGTTCGGCACGATATGTTTTGCTATCTACATATTCTAAAAGTATATTTGGCTTTGGTCTACTCATATACGTAATTCCTTAATTAACTACGTATATATTTATCTTTTTTAACCGAGTAGTTAACCCCAGCCGTTGCCTTGGTCTAATTTAATTTCTATAGTTTGGTTATCTTGTTGAGACGCAACAAGTTTTTCAAGATCGCCGTGTAATCTTCCCATTACAATACCAAGTGTAAATGCAAGATTCTTAGCATTTTGAATGTCAATACGTAATTCTTTTGCTCTACTTGCCTCGGCATTTTTTACTGCTTGTATAAAACGCTCTATTTCTTTTGTGTTAAGAGGTTCCATTATTTGCCTTGCTTAATGCCGTTTTCATTTCTAGTTCAGTTTTAAACGGACCTTGACTTTCGTAACGTTCAATAGTAATTAGTTTAGGACAAAAACTTTTGACCCAACCTTTGTCAAAATGAATAATATAGTAACCTGCACAATACAAACTTTTTGACTTCTCGCTCTTAGTAAATAACGGAAGTCTGCGTTTTACATCATACATTTCATTAAACGGTTGTACACTAGTATTAAATCCATGAACTTCATAAGATTTTTCTGTACTTTCGATGTTTGTAGTTGCTTCGCCCCATTCGATGTTAACACCGAACTTACGTTTCATCTGGCGTGTATTATCAAAAAAGCAAGTTTCTACTGCACTTGCAAATATATAGCGTTCATCATTGTAGGACATTGTTCCTACTTTTTCACCGTTGTTTTCAACGATCCAAAATTTATCTTTTAAAACTGGTTTTGCTCTAAGTGTCACTGTGGGTACCTCGCTTGTAGCGGTTCTGCAAAAGTTGCTGCTTGATCTGCAACTCGTTGTAAATCCCATTTTGCACAAAACTTCATAAGTCTCATGCCTACTTGTGAAATGGATTTAGGCTCAACTTCTGCTATGGTATTATTAATTATCTCTTTTATATCTGCTGGTTGTGCAGATAAATCACACAATACAACGTTACGATTGTAGTCATCTAACACACGATGTTCTTCACCATTATGATCTACCCAACGCTGTAGCATCATGTTATTCCAATTATAGCCTTTTGTATTCTTATCTTCAAATGCTTCGATAAGACCGACTTTGTTCTTTGTGCCTTTCTTGCGTACACCTGGATAAGCACTAAACACGTTGTCACTAGTGTCACCACGCATACACTTTTCAAACAACATAAACGCAGGATCCGGAGCAGGCTTAGGTTCGCCTGTTTTCTTGTCTACAACAGGCTTACCTTTGTCTGTAAAATAACCTTCATGTGTAATAGTAGTGTTGCTAACACCATTGTATTGACGTACATTGGGTGCAATTAGTTGTGCAAAGTCACCGTCAGTTGAAATAATAACATGATCATCGTTAGGGTGATTCTGCACCCAACCTGCAATAAGATCATCTGCTTCTAGTTGTGGATGACGGATCATAGTGCAGTTAGTCTTTGTATCAATAAACTCTTTGAATTCATCAAAGATTTCCCAAAACACTTTGTCTTCTTCTGCTTCACGTGGGCTCATAGCATCGCGAGTTTCTTGTCTATTACGTTTGTAAGGCTCGTAATAATCCTTGCGCCATGAGCGTCCTTCTAAGCAAAAAACAACATGATCTGCATCAAAGTCTTGCCAAGCCTTCTTAATACTCTGCAATGTAACATGTAGCGCCATACCGACCTTTGTGTCAATATCACCACGTACAACATGTCGTGCGCGGAAGAAAGTATTTGCTGTATCAACTAGTACGTAGGTTGCCATTTAATTCCTCGTCTATATAACGTTTCAATTCGTGGTCACCGACATCTTCAGGTATCTCATTTTTGTAAAATAATCGATAACTGTCACTGCCATATTTCCCAATTCCATATAACATAGTAGCATCATTTCCGTCCCATGTCAAGTAATCTTTTGACATTCTACGTAAGCGGTTTTCACGTACATTTACCATTCCTAATGGCTCTATAAGCATTTTAATTAGTTTAGGAGATGCTCGTAAAAAACTTTGCGGAGTTGGGCAATATTCAAATAGTTTTGGAAGAACTCTTTTTACTTGTTTACGGTTTGTTTGGTTTAAACAAATAACGCCAACCATATGCTGCCAAACAGATTTAACTTGTTGTTGCACCATTAAATCGTCACGCATGATATTCATGATACAGAACTCTTTCCTTTGTCGATTGGAACAACATTAATATAACCCATTTCTCTGTCAGTACTCATGCCTTCTTCTTCTAACATTTGCACAACAATAGTTCGAAACCATGCATCTACCATTTCTTCTGGTGTGCCACCTTTGTAACCTGCATCAAGTAATCTTTCAAGAAATTCGTTATTCCAATCTAATTCAAAGAATCCGTTTTTAATATTGTCAGGATTAATTTGAGTATCTAGTACAGCAACCCACGGTTCACCTGCTTCAGTAGCCGCAGCCTTTTCTGCTTCAAGTGCTTCTCGACGAATGTCTTCAGGAGTCTTTTCTTCTTCTGTAGTTTCTTCTTCTATAATCCTAGGTGTTACACCAAGGGCTTCTTTTAGTTTATTCCACATTACATTCCTCCTGCTTCTCTAAAACGTTTTTGTAAATCCATAATATCTACATCTTCTTCTTTTTTCTCAATTGGTGCCTGCATTGCCTTTTCGTGTTGTTTATTTTTATACAAGACCTTAGGTCCCCCATGCATTTCCGAATAGGCTAATGTGGAGTCTTGGTGTGAACCGCCAACCTCGCTCCATACATGCGTGGGCGACTTCTTGAACATTGAGATTATACTCTTCCGATCTACCACCGAGCGGCATAAGGTAGACAGGGCATTCCACGCCTGCCTTGCGATATTCTTCGACAGCTCGAGTAACTTCGTCAAAGTCATCTTGAGTAGCGACAACAAACTTAAAATAGATATCGCTACCGTCAACAAGGCTATACTCCCTAGCAACAGCAGGCAATATAGCAGTTTCCCAAGGTTCTCCGCTAACTGAAAGTTTAGGGGAACAACTCCAAGTGACTGTAAATCTGTTTTGATCTGTGAGGTAGTTGAAGAAATCATCGTGTAGATGTTGTGTAGTGTTTGTTTCAAATGTAACATTTTTTAGGTCCTGCATACGTGGATGCTCAAATAAATCAATGTAGAGCTTTTGCCATGCTAACAGCGGCTCTCCACCAGTCATAATTAAATGGATATCTTGGCCATTATCCATTGTCCACTTACCTTCTGGAGTAAGTGAAAGCAGATGTTCAACAACTTCGTCAACATCTGCTAGTTTATTAAAATCTTTGAACTCTGGGTAGATACTTGCATATGTATCACAGCCTGTATGGATAATAGGCAAGTCTTCAAACTTTTCAGTTGTTTTGTGTACACCTGCATCTAGCAATGCTTTTACTTCTGCATTGTAACGTTGGCCTTCTGCGTGTTGCTCCCAACGATCTTTTTTAGTATCTACACCAAAGTTCATACAGCGAAAGTTACAACCAAATGTACGCAGAAACACACTAGGCACTCCTACAAACTTGCCTTCACCTTGTACACTGTAAAATGCTTCGCTATATCTTAACTTCACTTGACAGGTTCCTTAAAATATTCAACGCTTTGAGTCATTCGACTAATTTCAAAGTATTTAGGTTCTGTATAACTGTGCATACCTTCTGCCTTAACATCAACATATACACCTTCTTTTTGCAAAGCAGCCCATGTCTTATTGACAGTTGCTAATTCACTTTTAAACTTTTTTACAAGTTCTGTTACTTTTGGATCTTTCATCTTGGTGCAAACTCCTGTTGTAGTTTAATATTGTCCATAAACTCTTTTTTAGTTCCTGGATCATCGTTGAACGCACCTTTTAGCACAGTTGTCTGTGTAAGACTGCTATGTGCCATAATACCTCTATTCTCACAACAACCATGTGTTGCTTGAATGTAAACACCTACATGTTCACTACCTGTTGCGTTCATAATTTCACGGGCAATGTCCATTGCAAGTTCTTCTTGCAGTGTGCCACGTCTTGCACACCACTGTGCTAAACGTGTGTATTTTGACAAACCAATAAGTTTGTCTGCGGCAATAATACCAATGTATGCAACACCACTTACTGGTTGGTGATGATGTGAACACATTGATTTAAGTTCACTTCTTACAACTAGCATACCTGGATAGCGGTCGTTGCCGTCATTTGGAAATGCAGTTGCAGGCGGGCGTGTATCATAGCGTCCTGCCATAATTTCATTAAAATACATTTTAGCAAGACGTCTTGCTGTTCCTTGTGAATTAGGATCATTATGACGGTCAATTACTAGTGCATCTAGTACACCTTCAAATGCTTCAGTTGCTTCTTCGATCAACTGTTCCTTGTCACCGTTTTGTAAAACTTCTGAAATGTTATCACCTGCCCAATAGCGGATGCCTGCTTCTTCAAGTTTTGTTTTAATTTGTAATGCTTTGCTCATTCAATTCTCCGAGTTATAGACGAGGATGTCTATTGTTTATATTATACCATGTATTTAGGTTTTTGTCAATAGTTTTTTTCAATATAAGGCAAATAATGTTCTGCTATTGCGGAATGTACATCGTAATTGTAGTGTTCATTATCTGCCACAAGCATTTTCGATATTTTCATTCGATGTCTTTCGAATAAGAAATCTTCAGCAGATGTATACACAAATTTAACATTGTCGAAACCTCTATATAATTGTGTATTTTTTGGTAAGTGTATTCTATTGTTTATAGTCCACACATATACAGGAATATTAGTGTTCCTTACCATATGATCTATTACAGTCATATCTGCAATATAATCACGTAACTGTAAATGTGTAAGTGCTTCGTGCCAGAGTTTTGTATAACGATATTGATTTTCGAGTATTTCAAACTCTCCTTGTGGATTGTTTATACTTCCCCTAAAACCTTTGTATTTGTCCCAATATTCTTCAAATTGGCCCATAAGTGCTTCATAACGATTTCCGGCATATCTCTTGTCTGTATATCTATGAACAAGTCCGTTATCACTATCTTCGTTACGTTCTAAAAACGCATCAATTTTATAACTTTCACCTAAATCTAAATTAGGGTCTGTAGCAACTAGATATCTATTCCAGTGTGTACTTTGTATGAAAACTTTGTCTATATCATAGCGATCGAGCATACAACTTAGCCAAGCAGGAAATTTTCTATTGCAACCTCCTGCTTGGGCATATATTGCACACTGCTTGTTATTTTGTGCAGAATAAATTTCTGCATAGTTATTTTTTGTCCAGTGTAACGCTCTACCATCGTTGTCAATAGTATAACCTGCACTGTGACTATCACCTAAAAAAAGTGTAGTCATTACGCCCCGAAATGTAGTTCAAGCATTTCGATTCGATCAGTTGCTGAAGCCATTTTATCAAGTTCTTCTTGAATTGCTTCAACAATATCACTGTGTTCACCGATTCCAACGCTTTGGTTCATATATACCATTACATTAGTTTTTGCACGTTCGAGTTCTCCTTCGGCATGCATACGAGCGGCTTTTACTAACTGTTCTTTCAATCTTTCTTCCTTTCCTGTTGTTTTGCTTCATATTCTGCTTTTTTAACGAGGTATTGCTCCTCGGTTAATTTGTGCCAACCTATACATTTGCCTGTTGGCGATCTTCCACATGGACAAGCCATTAGTTTCTCTCCTTAAAAATCAAAACGTTCTTGTCTAGCAACATGCTCATAGTACTCTCTTGTTGCTTTGTCTTCTTGTTTTCTGTAGTTACCTTTTTCTGGAATAACATGTCTAACGCCTCCTCGTGGATCGCTCATGTCTCCTTTGCGTCTTGGAATAAGATGAACATGCGGATACATTACAGTTTGACCTGCTTCTGTACCTACGTTTTGCCCAATATTAAAAGCATCACAGTAACCCTTTTGCACCCAATCATAGCCCCAAGCATATGCAGCCTTGTAGCATTTGGCAAGGTGTTCCCAATCTTCTACCTTTGGTACAAAAAGAACATGGCCTTCGGTAACTGGAAAGCCATCTTTGAAAACAGTGTATTCTCTAGTGTCAATTAAAACATCGTTCCACGGAACTTCTGAAAACATCATTTTCTTTTTCCTTTTTTGTATTGTGCAAGAGTTCTCATTTTTCTGTAAATTTCTTCGCGTAACAATTGGCATTTTTGGTACTTAACACCGTCCTTAACCATTTGTTCAAGTTCTTCTTTTTTACGTGCAATAGTTTTTTCTAATGCTCGAATGTAATCGTCATTCATTACCCTACGTTCTCCCACGGGTAAACTAACCAAACATCTTCTTCGGCCTTATTTACTTCGTGTGTGGTGTATTCTACCTTGCCGTTAAATTTACTTGCTAGATTATCTGTAATTGTAGCAAAACGCACATTATTATGCCACACAGTATTCCAACTTTCTGAATGTGGTAAACAACTGCTCTGCCAGTCTTCTTTGATCCAGTTGAATGTAGCACCAGTATCGTTAATGTCATCTACAACGAGAATATTTTTACGTCTAGAGATATCCCAACGACTTTTATAAGATGCACGTTCTTCTTCAGAAACGTATCCAAATGCATCTTCGCTCATCCAACAATTACTTTCGCTTGATTCGCCGTCGTTGCTGTCACGCAAACTAACTTTTAGTGCTTCGCCACGTACATTTAACATATTGCTAAGAATAGTAGCAGGTACGTTGCCGCCTCGTGTAATACCTACAATGTAGTCAGGACGCCAATTGTCGTTATACATTTGTAGTGCGATGTTTATACAGGCACGTTCTATGTCCTGCCAGGTGTAATAGTGTTTTTTAATGTTCAAGCTCATACTTCTCTCTTAAATATTGTTCATGTTGCACCCACACACCTTGGCGTATGAATCCCCATTCTCTTAGTTTAGGACCAGGTATAAACAAAGTCCAAGTATCAACACCAGGCTCAAGCTCAATACGATGTAGGCTTTTTGAGCCGTTAAGCCTGAAGTGGCCTGGCGCCCTCCAAAATCTTCCTCGAGGCGTATGTTCCCAATAGCCGCCACGGAGAATAAGAGTAAAATAAGGCCAAGGATGATCATGTAAATCATCTAAGTCTCCTTTGTGAAAATTATGTAAAAAGACGTTAAACGGAAACCATTTGCGATCTTTTAAAAAAAGATAATAACGAGTCAAGTAAGGTTCGTTTTCGTAACGATCCATAATTACTCGTTTGCGGCCTATTCCTTCTAGCCAGTTTAAAAATCTAGAACGGAAGTTCATCATCGTCGATTTCTCCTGCTTTTTTCTTGCCTTCATAGTCTTGGTTTACCATTTTGTAAATAACTTCAAAATTTTCGTAAGCCTTTTGAAGCCCCGGATATATTTCACACATTTTACGAACACGATCAATGCTTGGAAGGTGATCTATAAAATCTTCTGAGTTACCAAATGTTATGTTTGATAAATCAAGATCAGCATCACCTGAAAAAAGGCTTCCTACATCAAATGTAACTGTATCGGTTCCACTACCAGTTATATTGACAACAATATCGTCGTCTTTTCCTGTAGTATACGAATCGTAAGCCATGCTTATTTCTCCACTCTGACTACTGTTATACGTATCTAAATCGTAGACAGTTTCATCTTCGATAGTGAGATGAACATCGTCAGTTGGATTAAGACCGGTGATAGTAATAGTACTATCGTTCTTTGATTGTGTCATACAAGGCTGCCCCGCTAAAAAACTCTTTGTTTAGTTTAGTACGTTGTTTGTCTAAACTTACTAAGAAATCATCATAGTGTTCCATATATTCTTTTATTCGTCCTACAACTAAAGTTCTATATTTCCTATAAGCAAAATAATCTTCTGTCCATTCACTTGGATATTTAAATTCCGAAAGTGCCATTTCACTATAACTTAGTCTATCAGGCACCATTGGAATAGCATTTACAAGTGCGCCTTCATACCAACTAATACCGAGTGTTTCTTGTAGATTAGCACTGAATACAAGTTTTGCTTCACCAAGCAAATTATGATATTCATTTTTAGTAAGAGAGCGTTCCTGACATACAACAAACTCATATTCAGGAAGTTGTTCTGCTAGATCACGGAATATTTCAACTTGTTTCTCAGGAGCAATACGATGTGGGAAAACAATAAGATTTCGCTTCTCCATGCCTTTGTAACTATCTAGAGTATTTTTTAAATACTCCATAGGCCACCCTACACGTTTTATACTGTCGTCAGCATATACTTCGCTATAGTCAGGAACGAACACATCTTTGAACATACCAATATGGAAGTCCGAAGCAAAGAAGTTATCGTCATAGCATTGGAACATTGACATTTCTGCGTGACGTACCCAAGGTTTGTCACCAATTAATCTTCCCAAGAAATCATGTTCGTCATAACTACCAGCATGCCAGAGGCCACCAATGCAAATGTCAACACCCAATAGCTCTGCCATGTAGCGTAGTTGTATAACTGTAGGATTCCAGGCATCGGTATACAAAAAATAGTCGCCAGTCTTAACTTTCCCTTCACAGAACATTTCTCCTATCTGCTCGAGTTGTTTTGACTTG